CGGTCTGTCCGGAAACGGCAAGACCATGATGGTTGAGCAGGCATGTGCCAAGCTCAAGCGTGAATATGTCCGCGTTCAAATCAGCCCTGAGACTGACGAAGACGACCTTATTGGTGGATTCCGTCTTATCAATGGCGAAACCGTTTTCCACAAAGGTCCTGTCATCAAGGCCATGGAGCGCGGCTGCATTCTTCTGATCGACGAGCTCGACCGTGGCTCAAACAAGATCATGTGCCTTCAGGGCGTTCTTGAAGGTAAGCCTGTCCTCGTGAAAAAGATTGGTCAGGTGGTCTGCCCGGCTCCCGGGTTCAACGTAATTGCTACGGCAAATACCAAGGGCCGTGGAAGTGATGACGGCCGATATAGTGCCGCCAATATCATCGACGACGCGTTCATTGAGCGTTTCGTTGCTACGATTGATCAGCCGTATCCGAATTTTAAGATCGAGCGTAACATCGTCGGCAAGCACATGGAAATGTATGACGTCGAGGACGATGACTTTGCCAACAAGCTTGTCAACTGGTCCAGTGTTATCCGCAAGACCTATGAAAGCGAAGGCATTGATGAACTCATCAGTACACGCCGCCTGTGCCACATCGTGAAGGCCTTCAGTATCTTCCGCGATCGACTGGCGTCCATTACCATGTGCATCTCTCGATTTGAGACCGAAACACGCGAGGCGTTCTTGGATCTTTATACTAAGATCGATGCGGGTATTCTTAAGGCCGATGATGCAACTTCGGCTGACGACGCTGTTGCTAAAGTCAACGAAGTTGACGCACCATTCTAAACTTTAGCGGATGAGTTCCCGCTAAAACGTGAACCTGAACTCAATAACAAAACAAAACAACACAATGACAAAGACTGAAATTAAGAAAGTATCCACTATGTTAAAGAACAACTCTCAGAAGCAGGCCGTGTATGCGGTTCTCGAGAGCGGTTATGAGCCATCCGTTGAAGACCTGAAGGCCGCTGGGATTGCCGACCCACGCCGGGTCGTCAATCAGCTTCGTAATGATCACGGTTTTGCGATCTATTTAAACGATCGTAAGGATCGTCGTGGCAACGTTACTCGTCGTTTCCGCCTCGGTACTCACCGTCGTAACGGCTAATCATTTTTGGTGGTACATGCGGCAGGAGCGTTCTTTGGTCAGGCGCTCCTGCCGTTTCTACATTTAATGCATGCATAAAAAAACCGAAACACCTACAGTTGGGATCAAATTTGATTCTGAGAAACCCGACTATAGTCTACTTCCTCCAAATGCTCTTGATGAGTTGGTGAAGGTATTGACTATGGGAAAGGTTAAGTATTCTCGTGAGAATTGGCGACTGCTTGAGGACGGAGAGAACCGTTACTTTGCGGCCGCACAGCGCCACCTATGGGCTCTTCGTAAAGGAGAAACGTATGATCCTGAGAGCGGACTACATCACGCTGCACATGCTGCTGCTTGCGTGTTGTTTTTGATTGAACTGCAAGCAACACAAAACCAAAAAATCTAATTTACATTTGGACACTGTCCTGTTAATATAACTCTAATATGAAACTATCTACATCCACACTTGATGTCCTCAAGAACTTCGCCTCAATCAATCCCAACCTGGTTGTTAAGAGCGGAGAACCTTTGGGCACAATCTCCGAAGCAAAGAACATTATGGCAACTGCCGAAATTCCCGAGTCATTCACTACGGATTTTGGCATTTATGATCTTAATGAATTCATCAGTATGTTTAACTTGATGGCTGATCCTGATCTTACGTTTGGTGACAGCTCTGTTCAGTTTACATCTGGCCGTTCACGTGCATCATATCGCTTTGCTGATCCAAGCGTCTTAACTTCTCCGAAGAATAAGATCAATATGCCAAGCACCGATCTCACTGTGACAATCACTGGTGATATTCTTACTCAAATTCGTAAGGCCGCGGGTGTTCTTGGTCATAGCATTGTTTCCATCCAAGGTAAGAACGGAACGGTTACTCTTTCGGTTGTTGATCCAAAGAACAGCGCTGCAAACACTTTCTCGGTTGTCATTGATGAAAGCAACGATCAGACTGGTTCGTTTGATCTGCAGTTCCTTATCTCTAACCTCAAGGTTATCCCAGGTGACTATGAGGTCAAGATCAGCTCTAAGTTGATCTCGCATTGGAAGCATGTATCTGCGTCTGTAAACTATTACATTGCTCTCGAAAAGAGTTCAACCTTTAACGGTTAATCACATGAAAGTACCAATTGACATTGACGACGCCCTTGAAATTGGGGACCTGCTGTATGTCATGGTGCGCATGAAAAAGCTTTCAGAGAATGGCGCGCGCATTGCAAATGGCATCATGTCGCGTCTCTCTAAGGTAATTCCTATGCAATATCACACTGACCCAAATCAGCTTGAATTTGAATTTGTAAAATCTCTATAAGTAAAACATACGCACACTAGTTATGAGTAACATTGACATTGATGACCCAAAGACCAAACAAGAAATGCTTGACGCTGTTCGTGAGATTTGCGAGCAGTTTCGTATCATGGATGATGCGCGCGATCAAGTAAAGGAAATCATTATTGCTGCACATGACGCATTGGACATCCCAAAGCCAATGATTCGTAAGGTTGCTCGACTTTATCACAAGAAGAACGCAAGCGCAGTTGAAGCTGAAAATGCAGCAATTAAATCCCTTTACACCGTCATCACTTCCCGATAAAATAATAGCATGAGTAATACTGAATGGCTTTGGACCGAAAAATATAGACCTCAGAGTGTAGACGAATGCATTCTTCCAGCAGATCTTAAGAAGACTCTTAATGCATTAGTGAAAGGTGGTCAGCTACCAAACCTGATGTTCGCTGGGTCCGCGGGTCTTGGTAAAACCACAGTTGCTAAGGCGTTGTGTAATATGCTTGACCTCGATTACATTCTTATCAACGGGTCTGAAGAAAGTGGTATTGATGTACTTCGCAACAAGATTAAACAATTTGCGAGTACAGTCTCGTTGCGAGGTGGATACAAGGTTGTCATTCTTGACGAGGCCGACTATCTACAGGCAAACAGTACACAGGTAGCTTTGCGCGGCTTTATCGAGGAGTTCAGTAATAACTGCAGATTTATTCTTACATGTAACTTTAAGAATCGAATCATTGAGCCGCTTCATTCACGATGCAGCGTGATTGAATTTAATACTACTAAGAAGCAACTTGCAAGCTTGGCTGGCGAATTCATGAAGCGGCTTACTTTTATTCTCAAGACAGAAGGAATTAAGTATGACGATAAGACGGTTGCAGAACTGATCATTCGGTATGCGCCCGATTGGCGTCGTGTTCTTAATGAGTGTCAACGTTATAGCGGCACAGGTGAACTCCCTTCGGCTATTCTCGTTGGTGCGAGCGATCAAAGTATAGCCGAACTTGTAAGCTATCTGAAGAGCAAGGACTTCAAGAATATGCGTTCTTGGATTGTCAATAACAGCACTCTTGATAGTTCGGTAATCTTCCGTAAGATTTATGACGGGCTGTATGACTATGCTGTTCCTTCGAGCATTCCAGGTATTGTGTTGATCCTTGCGGACTATAGTTACAAAGCTGGTTTTATGAGTGACAAAGAACTAAACATGGTTGCTTGTATGACCGAACTTATGGGGAACGCTGAGTGGCGCTAAAAATTATGGCTGCTACGAAAAAAATAACCGCTCCCAAAGAACCAACGGCGCCGAAAAACGACAAACCTAAAACATTAGGTCCCTTCGACTTCCTCAACTCTATCAATGCCGGGCAATCGTCTACGAACTTGATGGAAGGCTGCTATGCCGAAAGTGGCGAAGGTGCAACACCTGACAGTCCTGATCGTGCTTATGTACCATTCATGGTCAATCGTGGCTTGTCATACTTCAATGATACTGTAATGTTTGCAAACGAAATGAATCGTTATGCATCATTACCTGCCAAAATGCAGTATGACTTTTACCGACATGGCATTCGTCCTCGTAAACGTTTTAGTAAGTGGAGTAAACGCGCAGATGATACATCCGATGTACAACTGTTAATGAAACACTATGGATACAATTCCGATCGAGCGCGTGAAGTTATTGTATTTTACCCTGAAGAAGAACTATCTAAACTCCGAAAACAATATGACCGCGGCGGAAAATCTTGACTATCGTAACGTCTTTTATCGTAGAGGATCAACGATGCCGGAATGGTTTGATCCTTCTGCAACGGACGTTCCTCTATTTCTTCAATTCTCGCAATATGATGACATTCCAGTTGCATGGCGTGACTCTCCAAAGAATTCACCAAATCCTCGTAACCGTAGCATGAAGAACCTTTCTCCAAAGCGTTTTGTTAAAGCTAAAGCGAAGGCTAAGATTGCAAAGGAGTCGCGAAAAAGAAATCGAAAGAAGTAATAAATAAGAGTATCGCTATGAATATAGATACTCAAGAAAATATTGAATGGTCGCCAAGTGAAATGTTAGAAGTTCAACTTAACGCACCTGATGACTTTCTAAAGATCAAAGAAACCTTAACGCGAATCGGAGTTTCATCTAAGAAGGATTACAATACGCTGTATCAAAGCTGTCACATCTTACATAAGCAAGGGCGATACTTCATTGTGCACTTTAAGGAGTTGTTTATGTTGGATGGGAAGCCTAGTACGTTTACTGCCGATGATCGTAATCGTCGTAACACAATTGCTATCCTATTATCCGACTGGGGATTGCTTACAATCGTTAAAAAGATCGAATCTACTGACACGACTAATCTTAAGATGATCAAAATCATCTCACATCGTGACAAGGCAGATTGGACATTGATTTCGAAATATGCTATAGGAAACGTGAAAAAGAGCTAAACGATAAATAGCAATAACTCCTATGTGTGTTGTCGCAGTTAAATATCTAGATAAGTATGGTTGGGTCGGTGCGAAGAATCGTGACCGCAATTATATAGTTGGAATCGACGTTGTCCGATCTGATCGTGGCGGTGTACAGCGAATGTACATTGATGATCAGACCACGCGATGGACCGAAGGCATCAACGAACATGGACTGGGTATTCTTAGTGCATCTCTCACAGTAAAGGATGATGAAAAGGAAGGCGGTAAAGTTGCGTCATCGGGCCTAAAGCCAGGCGAACGCAATCCAATAGTATCACCTGATGGTCTTGCTATCCGTCGTGCTCTATTGCTGAAAGATCCAAAGAAAGCAGCACAGAGTTTGATTGACGATAAACTTGCAGGCGCAACTTACATCTTCAACAAGGACACTTGTTATTTACTTGAAGGTGGCTTTAACATCAGGAAGGATAAGGACTCTAAAGAAACTCCACGTAAGTATGTCTATGTGCTAAAGGAAATCTCGAAAGATGATGACCATTCAGTGCGTACTAATCACGGTATTGATATTCCACAGCTAGGTTATTCAAAAGATTCATCTGATGCGGCAACGCAAAGAAATCGCACAAGTAGTGAATCTCGCTGGTCCGCTGTTGAGACTGCATTTGATAAGACATCTGTTATTGATCCGCATGGTGTATTGGAATGCATGAGTGTAAAGCCTAACAAGGACTTATTCCTTAATCCAGTTCGTCTCGGCAATCCAAAGAAAGGCGACATGGTTACAACTGGACAGCTGCTCTTGGTTCCATCGGAATGCACTTTACACTATCGCCCAATTTACTCAAGTGTATCTTTTGACTATCCAAACTTAAACAGTAAAGATGGTACAAAGGTATACTTTGAAATCATCTCAAGCCGTAAACTACTTTCCTTTCAAGACTTTACAAAGAAAAAATAAAATGAAGAAATTATTCGTTATGCTAACATTTGCTTTGCTGCTCTGCAGTTGTGCTGCAGACAGAATCCATAGTACATCATATGATCACTTTGGACATACACAATGTAACACGCATTTTCGATGCGTTGACGGACACATCGTGTATAAATAATTTTGCAGACACGGTGTCTGCAAACATCAATGCTCGTTTGAGGTTGATGAAAACAACAAACTAAACTTGCTTAATAAGGAGTTAATGACAATGAATAAACTAAACTACTACGCCCCATTGGCGATTGGAATTGATCGCTTCTTTACTGAAGTCGAAAACGCGATCAAAGGTAACACGACATATCCACCTCATAACGTCATCAAAGACGGAGAGGATTCATACGGAATCGAATTAGCAGTTGCTGGTTTCTCTCGTGATCAAATCTCGATTGAAACTCAAGACCGTCTGCTAAAGATCACTGGTGAAGCACAAAAGGATGAACGTGAATATACCTACAAAGGAATTAGTACACGCAGCTTCACTCGCCAATTTACTTTGGCTGAATATGTTGAAGTTACGGATGCTACGTTGCAAGACGGTATTCTTAGCGTTTCATTGAAGCGCAATGTGCCTGAAGAAAAGCAACCACGTAAGGTTAAGATTGGCTAAAAGATAGGTTCTTAGAAAATATGCCAATGGGAGGTTTGTTATTTACAAGCCTCCCATTTTTGATTATAATAAGTACATGATTAATGGATTTTACACGTGTGTTGATAGATTCCAGAATAGCCTAAAGTACCGAGGCTATGACGAAAACGGTTCCAAAGTATATCAGTCTTACAAATTCAGACCAGTCTTTTATCTCGAAAGCAAGAATCCAAGTAAAGCAACGTGGCGTTCGCTTGACGGGAAGGCACTTGAGCCGATGCGCTTTGATAGCATGAGTGCAGCTCGAGAATTCTCTAAGACGTATGAAGGCATTCGCGAGTTTAAGATTTACGGCAATGACCGTCATATTCCTGCTTTCATTCAGGCTGAGTTTCCAAACAAGATTGATTATGATCGCCGCCTGATTGACATTGCATACTTGGATATTGAATGTCCAACTGGTGTTAATGGCGCTCCTGGTGGATTCCCACATCCAGGCGAAGCGAAGCATCCAGTCACTACAATTGCGCTTAAGAGTTCTCGACTTGGTCATTACATCATTTGGGGTCTTAAGGAATATGATGTAGGCGCAAGTAGCATTCCTCACATCGCAAAGGAATACCGCGAGTTTGAGTCTGAAGCCGAAATGCTACAGGATTTTGTTGATTGGTGGTTTGATCCTGTTAACACTCCAGATGTAATCACTGGATGGAACGTTCGTCTGTTTGACGTTCCGTATCTTGTGAACCGCATCTCTCGCGTCCATGGGTCTGACTATGCTATGAAGCTGTCTCCGTGGGGCAAGGTTGAGCAAAAGAACATTGTGATTAAAGGTAAGGAAAATGCTCTGTATGAAATCATGGGCGTTCAGCAGCTGGATTATCTTGACCTCTTCAAGAAGTTCACTGTGAATACTTACGGTGCTCAAGAATCATATAAGCTCGACAACATTGCTGAGGTTGTGCTGAATGAACATAAGTTGGATTACACCGACGTTGGTTCACTGACCAAGCTATATGAAACCGATCACCAAAAGTTTACGGACTACTGTATCAAGGACGTTGAACTGATTGAACGCTTCGAGGAAAAGCTCGGACTAATCAATCTTGTCTTTACTCTTGCTTACTTTGGAGGTGTCAACTACACTGACACTCTTGGAACGGTTGCTATCTGGGATAGTATCATCTTCCGCCATCTTGCTAAGAAAAAGATTGCAGTTCCGCCAAGCCGCCCAAGCGCCAAGACAAGTTACCCAGGTGGTTATGTTAAGGAAGTAACTCCAGGCGTGTATGATTGGATTATGAGCTTCGACCTTAACAGCTTGTATCCTAACCTCATCATTCAATACAACATGTCGCCTGAAACTCTTGTGCGTCATATGCAAGTTCCAGGTATTGATCCTGATCGCATCTTGCGTGAAAAGGGTTCAATCAGTCCTGAGCCAAATCTTGCGATTGCTGCAAACGGCGCTGCATTCCGTCGTGACAAGCAGGGTTTCCTTCCAGAGATTATTGAAGAACTCTATAACCGTCGTGTTGGCATCAAGAAGGAAATGCTTGGTAAGAAACAAGAAAAGGAAAAGCTATCAAAGACTGATCCTAAACTCGAGTCAGTCGAAAAGGATATTGCCCGTCTTGACACCGAGCAAATGTGTATCAAGATTTTGATGAACTCGTGTTACGGTGCAATCGGAAATTCCTTTTTCCGTTACTTTGATATCGCAATTGCCGAAGGTATTACACTTAGCGGTCAGCTGACAGTGCGTTGGGCCGAAGAAGCAATTAACAAGTATCTTGACAAAGTGACAGGCGTCAAAAAGGATCGTTTGGTTGCTATTGATACCGACGGTGTATATGTTGACGTATCGGACGTCATCAATAAGTTTAAGCCCGCCGATCCAATTACATTCCTGTCTGAATTTGGCGGATCACGTGGCATTGAGAACATACTGACAAACGCATATGCTGAACTGCATACCACCGTGAATGGCTACAAAAACACAATGGGTATGAAACGCGAAGTCATCGCGGACAAAGGTATTTGGATGGCTAAGAAGCGATACATTCTAAATGTTCACAACAGCGAAGGCGTTCAATATGCTGAGCCTAAGATTAAGATCATGGGTATTGAAGCTATCAAAAGCAGTACTCCAAAGGTTTGTCGCGAAGCATTCCGAGAAATGTTTAAGGTAATCATCAGCGGCGATGAAGGTAAAACTCAAAAGGCTATCAAGCAATTCAGAGAAGCATTTTGCAAAATGTCGCCTGAAGCTATCGCGACTCCTCGTGGTGTATCGGACATAATGAAATGGCGTGATAAGACTAGCATATATTCAAAAGGTACTCCGATGCATGTCCGTGCTTCGCTGATGCATAATCATATGATTAATTCTTTGGGCTTAGAAGACAAGTATCAGCCTATTCAAAGTGGAGATAAGATAAAATACATTTCGTTGTCTTTGCCAAATCCAACAGGAGAAAACGTAATTGCTTTCACTGATAAGTTACCGTCTGAATTTGGATTGCATCGCTACATCGACTATGATCATCAGTTTAACAAGGCATTCCTTGAACCTCTTGAATTGATTCTTCATGCAATTCAATGGAGTGCTGAACCACGCGCTAGCCTTGAGGACTTTTTCGCTTAATACATAACATAACACTATGGAAATAACATACACAATGGACAAACGGGTGTCGGTTGCAGCTGACATGGCTAAAATGCACGCTTACTACGAAGCAGACGAAGCAGTGCTTGGATTAGATAACGAGAAGCTAAAGTCATTCCTGGACTTCAGATTCAATTTCCTACAAGAAGAACTGAATGAAGGTCGTGATGCAATCGCTGCAGGTAACTCTGAGGAAATCGTTGATAGCCTGATCGACTTGGTTGTTGTCGCGGTTGGCACTCTTGACTTGTATGGCGTAGATTTTGATCGCGCTTGGAACGAGGTGCTACTCGCAAATATGAACAAGCGAGTTGGCGTTAAGGAAGGCAGAGAAAATCCTTATGGCTTACCCGACTTGGTAAAGGGACCAGATTGGATTCCACCGTGTCATGAAGGTAATCACGGTCTAATCGGAAAAATGTTTGAAGAACAATCATGACTTATTCGTTCACTATCTTTAAAAGTATCTTTGACAACAAGACTCACCGTCGCATGGACTTTGGTTCATGGGAGGAGTTTGAAAAGCTGCTA